TGGCGCGGAACCTTCCCGACGCAGTCGACAGCGTCGTCGTTCGCCATGACAGCGGCGGCCGGTCGAGCCTTGCGTTCAAGGCCTATGGGATGGGACGGGAAAAGTGGCAAGGGGAGACGCTCGACGGCGTCTGGTATGACGAGGAGCCGCCGCTCGACATCTACACTGAAGGGCTGACGCGCACCAACGCGACGGGCGGATTCACCATGGTGACCTTTACCCCGCTGCTCGGGATGAGCGCGGTCGTTCGGTTGTTTCTCACCGAGAACGAATGATGTGCCGGCCCGTCGCCGGCAGTTGCGATTCCGCGCACGGCCTGCGTGGCCGGCGATCTTTCATGAGAGGAGATATTGGAATGACAGGAAGCGTGCGATTGCTGGAAGACGCGAACGCGACGGGCGCGGCCCGGACCTGGCGCGGCGGCGCTGGGGTGTTTACGGTGGCTGGGACGTTCGGCGGCGCGTCGGTGAAACTGCAGCAGCTTGGGCCGGACGGTGCGACGTGGCTCGATATATCCGGCGGGGCGGTCGATCTCACGGCGCCGGGGCAGGGTGGTTTCGTCCTGCCGGCGGGGCCGATCCGCGCGACGGTGTCCGGGGGCACACCGAGCGGCCTCGAGGCCATCGCGGCCCAGGTATGAGAACGGTTCTGGACTCGTTCGGGCTTGTCGGGTCGTCGGGGCAAAGCCCGGTCGGGTTTCCCTGTTCTTTCGCCGTTTCGACCGAAGCGACGTCGAGCCTGCTTTCGTCGGGCGGCGCGGCCGTCACGTCCGCGCCGGGGACGCCCGATCTGGCCGCGGCGTTCGACAGCGGCGCGAACGTGACAGACAACGTCACGAACGTCACCGAGCCCGTCTTCCGCGTGAGCCTGCCGCCGGAGGCGATCGAAGCTGACGTCGTCCGCGTCTACCGCGCGGGCTCCGTCGAAATCGGCAGCAAGACTCTCGACGGCACGGATATCAGCAACGGCTATGCCGATGTGACGGCGTCCACCCTGACATCGGGCGATCATACGATCACCGCGCGGGTCCAGAATGCCGGCGGCCTGTCGTCGCCAAGCAGCGGCCTCGCGCTCGCGATCGACACGGCGTCGCCGGGCGCGCCGGCCGGTATCGTCGTGACGCCGGCAGACCAGGGCGACCACGCGTTGCAGACCGCAAACACGCAGCCGACGTTCCGCATCACCCTGCCGGCCAACGCGGTAGCTGGCGACGTGGCGACGCTGGAAATCGACACGGTCGACGACGCGACGGCGACGCTGACCGGAACGGATATCAGCAACGGCTATGCCGACATTCAGTCGTCCGGGACGCTGGCCGACGACACGCTCTACGATATTTCAGCCTTCCTGACCGACGTGGCCGGGAACGAGGGCGTATCCAGCAGCGCCGTCGAGGTCGAGGTTGGCGACGCGATCAATGAGATCCCGGCGGTCGTCTATGTCGGCGCGGGCTACCTTGTCGTGAACGCGGCAACGCATGGCGCGGCGGACGGCGCCGCGCTGCACGGCGCCGCCTTCCTGCGCTTCCGCAGCGACGGTTCGCTGATGTATCTGCGCGCCAGCGGTGGCGCACAGCCGTTCTATGTGTGCCGGAATGCGGACAACACGATCGAGTTCGCATCGTCCGGCGTGTTCAGCTGTGTCACGGCGGCGGTGCCGGCGAGCACGGGCTGGTGCCTGGTGCTGTGGTCGGCGAACGGCACGACCGCGCAGTTGGCCGTGATGCATGCCGGTGGCGTTATCGCCGGCACGAACACGCCCGGCAGTGCGACCAATCTGTCTCTGGCGCAAGACTGGCACTATGGCGAGGACGCGGCTGGCGGCAATCGCCTGCACGCCGATGTCGGCATGTGGTGGGAAAAGGCCGCGCAGTCGATCGACCTGACGGACAGCGACGTGCGCGAGAACTGGTACGACACCACGAACGATATCCTGCGCGATCCGGGCGCCGGCGGCGGCAACCCGGTCGACGCATCCTACACGCCCGATTTCTTCGTCGCGGCTTGGACGGCGACGCATGGTATTGGCGCCGATACGGCGGGCGTCTTCACGGATGGCGTGTCACCGGGCGAGTATGGGGAGGATTATAGCGCGTCCGCTGAGCGCAAGGTTGAGATCGTCGTGCAGTCGTCGCAGGTCGCCGGCTCCAGCGACACATGGATGGACACACCGGTTTTGCTCTCGCGGGCTTGCTTGCCGGCCGAAATGTGCTCGCCTACGAAAGCAAACGCGGCGCGCCCAGACGGAGGCGATATCAGGGCCTATACTGACAGCTCACTCACGACGCAATTGCCGCTTGAGGTCGTGCAGTTCGCGTACGATAGCTCTGACGGAGAAGGTGACGCGGTGGTGGAGCTTCGCATCAAGCGCACTATTACAAGTGACACCAACACGTCGATATGGCTGAACTACAATAATGGTGAGACGGCGCAGCCTACAGCTGACAGCACCTACGGTTCGGAGAGTGTCTGGCGCCCTGCCTATGCTGGGGTATTCCACCTAAATGAGGCAAGCGGGAACGTCAGCGACAGCACCGCAAATGGCAATACGCTCGCTGCGAATGGCTCGCCGAGTGGCTATGGCGCGTCTGGCCAGGTCGGCGCCGCAATTGACCTTGACGGTTTGAACGATCGCTTCACTGGAAGCGGGACCGGCGGAAGCCTCCATATTTCCGGTGCGCTCACCATGCGAGCATGGATCAAACGAGACACCCTATCAGCGGTAAATAACGAGTTCATTGCCGGCAAGTACAATACCGCGCAAACAACGAATGGCCGACACTATTCAATGCGGTTTGTCGATGGGGGCGAGGTGCGTTCAATTTGCTCTGATACAGGAATTTATAACGCAAATCTGGACGTTGAGACTTCTGGCGCTGGGGTCGCAACGCTAGACCCCCACTGTGTCGTCATGCGATTTACGCCGTCGACTGAACTGATGATCGACGTTGATAATGCCAACCGCGCAGCTGTCACTACGAGCATCCCGTCTGGGTTGGGTGGGATTCCCGTTCAGTTTGAGATTGGTGCCGGTTTGGATACCACGAACGGGGATTACTTCCACAACGGCATCATTGACGAAGTGCAGGTAATTGCAGAAGCAGTGGACGATAACCTTCTGACAACGCTCTATAATAACGAGAAAAATCCAGGGGGCTTCGCTGTTGCAGGAGCGCCGACAAATGCCTGATTTCTCGCTGGAGCAGCGGCATGTGTTTGATAAGCTGGAGCTAATATCAATCTTGGATTGGCGGCATGACCGATATCTACACTACGGGCGAATATCATCAACGGCATCCGACCGGAGGGGCGGAGGATGCCGTTTGGAAGGCAGGACATATCGCGGCATTGCTGAAAGACCACGATTTGCCTTTCGATACCGCCGTGGAAGTCGGTTGCGGTTCGGGGCAGATATTGGCGTGCCTCGAAAAGGCATTCTCCAGTGCGCACTTCTGCGGCTACGACATTTCTCCGGGCGTACTCCCGCTTTGGGAGGAGCTCCGGGGAGGAGGTGCGAGCATAGAGTTTCGGCAGGAAGATTTTCTGAAGACACAAGATTCGTTCGATCTATTGCTGTTGATCGACGTATTCGAGCACATACCCGACTATATGGGCTTTTTGCAGGCCGTTCAGCCTCGTGCAAAGTTCCATGTTTTCCACATACCGCTGGAATTGAGCGCACAGGGAATAATTCGCGATGTGCCGATGCGGGCGCGGAAAGACGTTGGGCATCTGCACTATTTTTCCCGGACAACGGCCCTGGCGACGCTCAAGGATTGCGGTTACGACGTGATCGATGTTCGGTATACCAATGCGTCACTGGACCGCGCGAAAACACGAAAGGCCAAGGCGCTGAACTTCATTCGCAGACCAGCGCACCGATTGGTGCCGGAGCTGACAGTGAGGTTGTTGGGCGGTTGGAGCCTTCTTGTGCTGGCCCGAGGGAGTTTATAGTTGGCGTTGCTAAGGGCCTTTGCTAATGGCCGTCGATTTCCAGGCCGCTTGCCTCGACACGACTGCCAGCCACAGCGGCGTTAGCTTCGCGGATTGCCTGGCCGCGCTGACGACGATCACCAACGGATATCTTGGCTACACGGCGACATTGTCGCAGCTTCCTTGCGCTCACAACGCCAATCTCGTCGTCGTTTTCTTCATCGCCGACGAGGCGGAACTGACGGGCAATGCGGCGACGGTTAACGAGGTCAATTATCTGGACGACACCAACGTGTTGTGCCGGCACCGCTGGCCGACGCTGGCGCTGTTCGAGGCGCGCGGCGGGCATGACATCCTGGGTCTGAGTCAGCGCAGCACGAACGCGCCGGGCGTGGCCGGGCGTAGCGCGTTCTATGTCGGGCGGAAGACGCGAACCGGCGCCGGCGATCCGGACGGCTGGGGTACGGGCGACGGCCTGACCTATCGCGACAGGTTCGATGGACCGGGCGACAGCGCGATCGGCGCAACCTGGCAGGCCGGCAACAGCTACACGTGGTGCGGGCCTATTGTCCGGGAGCGCATTTTTACGCCAACATCGCCGCATGCGGCCGAGAACATGAAGCCGTACCCGGAAGGCGACTTTTCGGCAAACCCGCTAGTTTTCTATATGGATCACCGCTATGCGCCAGGGCAGTTCGGCTGCGGACTGATGAGCCATAGCCACAATACCCAAGCGTGGACGCAGGACGGCTTGGAACCAGACATATGGTCGAAGCCCGGCGGTGCCTACGCAACCTATGTCTGGGGCATGTGCCTCGACCCAGTCAAGAGCACGTCAGGGCTGTTTTCGCAGAACTTTCTGCTGGCGGTCGACAGCGAGGCCGAATGCCGCGCGACGCCCTGGTCTTGGTACAAGGAAAGCGACAGCATTGACGCTGTAACTTGGGTGAATATCCCCGGCGGCGAAGATCCACGATTCCGCGTTGGGTGGACCGGTTTCGGCACAGACCCCGGCTACAACATGGCGGACGCGCTGCTGGGTGGCGCGACGCTGCGCAGCCGGGGCATCAAGCACATTAACTGCCAGATCATCAACATGGGATCTATCGGCCAGGGCAACACCTATTTTCCGCAGAGCGAATGGCTGGGCGGCCGTTACCTGGCGCGATCGTCCTTCAAGCCGCAGACCGTTGTTCCCGGTACGAAATGGGGATGGTCAGAGGATGGTGAAATCCTGTTTGACACGTCCGACCGGCCGGACGCGGACACGGACGAATACCTGGTCGAACTGATCGGCCAGCACGGTTCGGACTACGCCACGTGGAAATCCGCCATGCCGCGCTTCATCCAGATCAAAGCGGCGCCGGAAGGCATCTATGAATTTGCCGGTGGCTTCACCGACAAGGCGGGATTTACGGTGCAGGGTCTTCTTAGCGACGACATCGGCGATTGGGAAGACAGCGCGCGGAACATGGCCGGTGTTGGCTGGACGCATTACGACGCGCACCACATCGGTCAGCAAGGCGTCTCGAACCTGAACGCATCGTTTTTTTACTGCCGTCGAGAAACGCCGAACCATGACGTGAAGGGCATCGTCGAGAACTACATTGTCAACGATGTCGCCAATTGTCAGAACCTTCGCGATTGTGCGTTTACCGACTTCGTGGTGGCGGGCGGGGCATTCGGCTTCGTGCGACCGGGCGGGTACGAGCGGCTGACCGTCAACGGTTTCATCACCGGCAATGCCCTGCGCCGTTTCGTCATCGCGGACAATCCGCTGCCGTCCGACCCAACCTATTTCAACGGCGTGCCGGCGGGCGGGATTGGACTGAGCACAACCTTCAACGCCGTCGTTACGCTGCGCGACGGCACGTTCCTGCGCGTCGCGAACTGCATCGACGGCCAGTACAACACCGACCTGGTGTCGGACACGGCAGAAGGGCAAAACCCTGCGCGCGGCCTGCTCGGCGGCATCGGCATCGACGCCGATGGTATCCGCTACGTCGATTGGGAAAGCCGGGTCTACCACATGCGGCAAACCGGCTGGCATCAGGCACTCAAGTCCGTCTCCGGCATCGCGAAGGGCGCACAGACGGTTGTGACGGTGACGGGCCACGGTTTTCCTGATGTGGACAGCGGCACCGTCTACGTGAAGCCGGAAATCTATTTCGAGAATATCGTGGGGCCGACGCTGCTGAACGGCAATCTCTACCGCATCGACGTGATCGATGCCGACAGCTTTTACCTGCAGGACGCGAACGGCGGCGATATCGACAGCTCGGGATGGCCGGATTTCGTATCCGGCGGCTGCGCACGCGGCTGCATCGGGGGCATCCGCACCCAGAACAGCACATTCGTCAAGGCCGGTGTCGACGCGGATACGACGGTCTTCAAGTATGCCAACGGCAACTATTCGCTAAACCAACTGCAGGCGTTCGCGGGTGCGCAGCAGGCGTTGCCCGGCATGGCGGATGCGCTCTACGAGAGCGGATCGGTCATCAATCCGTAGCACGCGGTCCTTGGGCGGAGCGACAGCGACTTCCGCCTCTCACAGTCTATCGGATCTCCAGCGATGCCAATCACGGCAGGATCTCTTGCCGGCACGTCGCCTTGCGATCCGATTTGTCGAAACTCAACTTCAAAAGGAGTCCCAAAATGGGTGGATTTTCATCTTCGCCGACACCCGCGCCGCCGCCGCCACCGCCCGAGCGTGACGACGCGGAGGTTCAGGAGGCGGCGCTGCAGGAGCGTTTGCGTCAGGCGCGGGCGCGGGGGCGTGCGGCAAATATCCTGACCGGCGGGCGCGGGGTGACCGAGGCCGCGCCGACCGTCCGCAAGCGTTTGCTGGGCGAGTAACGCGATGCAGGATTTCAATACCAATCCCGACACCGCTACCGGCGCGGCCCGTGGGCCGGCCGCGATGCGTCCCCAGCGCATGGCGCATGCCGGTTCGCCCCGTCCATCAGCCACCGAGATACTCGCCCGACGCGACCGGCTGCGGTCAACCCGCGGCGTGTGGGAATCGCACTGGCAGGAGATCGCCGAACGCATCCTGCCGCGCCAGGGCAGTTTCACCGGCCGCTTCACCGCCGGCGAAAAACGCACGCACGAGATCTTCGACGCGACCGCCGCGCTGGCGCTCGAACGGTTTTCGGCCGCGCTCGAGTCCATGCTAACGCCGCGCACGCAACGTTGGCACCACCTGCGGGCGAGCGACCCTGACCTCAACGACCGGCCGGAAGTGCGCGCCTGGTTCGACCGGGCGGAAGACATCCTCTTCGCCGCGCGCTATTCGCCGCACGCCAACTACGCCAGCCAGCAGCACGAGGTCTACATGTCGCTCGGCGCGTTCGGCACGGGCGTGCTGTTCGCCGGCGACGACATGGAGCGCGGCGGGATAATCTATCGCGCGGTGCATCTCGCCGACTGCCATGTCGAGGAGAATTTCCAGGGCCGCATCGACACGCTCTACCGCGACTTCGAATACACCGCACGCCAAGCGATGCAGCGCTGGGGCGATGCCAACCCCGACGCGATCGTCAAGGCGGCGGAGAAGGAGCCGGAGCGCAAGTTCCGTTTCGTGCATGCGGTGGAGTCGCGCGGCGACCGCGACCCGAACCGCCTCGACGGCGGCAACAAGACCTACGCCTCCGTCTACGTGGCCGAAGAAGGGCGCACGATCCTGCAGGAAAGCGGCTTCGACGAATTCCCCTACATGGTCTCACGCTACGTCACGGCGCCGCGCGAGATCTATGGCCGCTCACCGGCGATGACGGTGCTGCCGGACATCAAGATGCTGAACGAGATGAACAAGACCACGATCCGGCAGGCGCAGCTTGCCGTCGAGCCGCCGATCCTGGTCTTCGACGACGGCGTGCTCGGCCGGCCCGACGGCTTCGGCCTGACGCCCGGCCACATCAACTACGGCGGCGTCAACAAGGACGGGCGCGCGCTGATGCAGCCTTTCCAGTCGGGCGCGCGGGTCGACATCGGCCTCGACATGATGGAGCAGCGCCGCCGCACCATAAACGACGCCTTCCTCGTCACGCTGTTCCAGATCCTGGTCGACCAGCCGAGCATGACGGCGACCGAGGCGATGATCCGCGCGCAGGAGAAGGGCGCGTTGCTCACCCCGGTGATGGGCCGCCAGCAGTCGGAAGCGCTCGGACCCATGATCGAGCGCGAGCTCGCCATCCTGCAGCGGCAGGGCCGCTTGCCGCCGATGCCGGATGTGCTGCAGGAGGCGGAAGGCGAATTCGAGATCGAATACGACAGCCCGCTGTCGCGCACGCAGAAGTCGGAACAGGTGGTCGGCATCTCGCGCACCTTCGAGGTGCTGGCGCCGCTCGCCTCCGCCCAGCCCGACATCTTCGACGTGTTCGACGGCGACGCGTTGGCCCAGCTCGCGGCCGAGGTGAACGGCGTGCCGCAGAAGGTGTTGAACACGCCGGAGGAGATCCAGCAGATGCGCCAGGGCCGCGCCGCCTCGCAGCAGATGCAGAGCCTGCTCGCTGCCGCGCCCGCGGCGAACCAGGCGGCCGGTGCGCTGGAAAAGATGGTGAGCGCCGGTGCGGCTCCTCAGTCGATTCAGTAACCGGCGCCTCTCCGCGGCCTACCGCCGCGTCTTCGGCGCGCCGTCGGCGGAGGTGGTGCTGGGTGACCTCGGCGATTTCTGCCGGGCGCGCGAGGCGCCCTTCGTCGCGGGCGACGCGATGGCGACGGGCGTGCTGATCGGCCGGCAGGAGGTGTTTCACCGCATCGCCCGGTATTTGAACCCGACAGGGAGTTGCGCGACGGCCGATGAGTGTTCCTGGGCAAAACGTATCATCACGGACCCGGCGGACAT